AATATAAAAATGGAAAAAGCAAATACAAGAACATTAGAGTTTCAAGAAACTTTTATGACAACAGATGAAATAGTAAAACTTTTTAGCAAAAGTAAAAGCTATCTTAAAACAGTTAAGGCGTTAGAAGATAACAATTTTAAATTGGAAAAAGAAGATAAGCACATACTTAAAAGCAGGCAAGATTTTTCTAATAGCTTTAGAACAGACAAAGGCGAAGAATTTAAATTTAAAACATATTGGGCGCATTTAACTTTTACACACAAAGACGGACACGAAATAGGTATGGAAGTAAGCCTAAAGACAAAGTTTAAAATGCACAAAGACGGATATACAGAATTTGATTTAATATTGGCAAGAAAATTAATTGAAGAATCTTTTGATATTAATTCTAAAACATTAAAAGTTGTATTTAACGGTGGTTCAGTTTTTCAATCAAATATAACTTCTAACAATACTGATATTTTTGGTAGAAAAGGTTGGAACGACGATATTGAGGGTGGCTTTAATACTGTAATCAGATGTTTGAATGATGAAGATTATGCACACAAGCACATTGGATTAGCTTACGCTTTAAATGAGGAAAGCGACAGATAATGTAATTACAATTTCGCTTAGCAATGCTAACATTGTTCTATGACAGAAAAAGCTAGTTGGAAAGAGGGAAGCGCTCTTGTCCGAAACGAAAAACTAATAGATACATTACTAGATTCAATTGCGAGTGGAATGTATGTTAACCTTGCGTGCCAATCAGTTGGAATAGATACATCAACCTTATATCAATGGAAGAAGAAAGGTCAACAAGGAATCCACCCTTACGATAAAGTTTGGAAAAGATTACAAATAGCTGAAGCTAAGGCTATTGAAAGAAGATTAAATAGAATTGATGAAGCAGGTCAGAATGGTAATTGGCAAGCAGACGCTTGGTATCTTGAGAGAAGATATCCTCACTTGTTTGGTAAGAGAGACACAATTGCAATAGAATCCGAAGATAGACCTAAAGTTACGCTAAAGTGGGCAGACGGAAATATATTGGAGAATGATGAAGAAGAAGATATTAAAGTTCTTGAGACAAAAGAAGTTGTTAAACCCGAATTGGAAGAAAACAATGATTGAAGATTACAACCAAGAGTTTGAAAAGATAATAGATTTTAATGATTTAGAATATCTTGAAGATTTTGATTCTTTAAATCCTGAAGAGTTTGTTCTTCCTGCTGTTATATTTATTCCAAAAATAATTGATAATAATGTTATGTACACATCTATTCCAGTTGATGTTAATTTAGTTGAATCATTTCTTATTTGGATTACAACTGAAGAATAATGCAATCTGCATTAGAACAGACGGCAGTTGGTGGTTATGAAATTACTTTGCCAGCATTACACGAAGCACAAAAGGTTGTAGCAAGTTCAGAAGCAAGATTTAAAGTATTATCTGCTGGTCGTCGTTGGGGAAAAACTAAGTTAGGTGTTTGGCTTTGCCTTAAATACGCTTGGCAAGGAAAAAGGGCTTGGTGGATTGCTCCGTCTTACTCAATGACTAATGAAGCTTGGGTTGACCTTAGACAAATAGGTAAAGAGTACGGAATTGTAGTTAAAGAAGCTGAAAGAACAATTATTACTCCTACTGGTGGTTCAGTTCAAGTTCGTTCTGCTGATGACCCAATGAAATTAAGAGGTGCAGGTTTAGACTTCGTTGTTTTAGATGAGTGCGCCTTTATGAAACCTCAAACTTGGTCTGAAGTAATAAGACCCGCTTTAACAGAAAAAAAAGGTTCAGCTTTATTCATTAGCACACCTAAAGGCTATAACTGGTTCGAGAAAATCTATTCTGAAGCAAATCAGTTAGAGAATTGGGAAAGATTTACTTATCCAACTATTTCAAATCCGATTATTGACCCTGAAGAGCTTGAGTATGCTAAAAAAGAGATTGGTTCATTTCTTTATTCACAAGAATACGAAGCTCAGTTCATTGAAGCAACTGGTGGTTTGTTTAAAGCAGATTGGTTTAAGTTTTATTCGGTTGAACAGTTTGGTAAAAAAGTTAAATACAGATTAAGTAAAGACAGAACAGTTAAGTTAAAAGATTGTAGAAGAGTTGCTACTGTTGACCTTGCAACATCAACTAAACAAACTGCTGACTATACAGTTATTACTTCAGTTGCAATAACACCAAATAACGAATTAATTATTTTAGATATAGACCAACAGCGTTTAGAAGCTCCCGATATTATTCCGCTATTAGAACAAAAAGTAGAACAATATGATTTACAATATATAGGAATAGAAAAAGCAGGGTATCAGTTAGCTTTTATACAAATGGCTAAAAGACAAGGCTTAAATATTCGTGAACTGAAAGCAGATAGAGACAAAGTATCAAGAGCTTATCCTTTAGTTGCAAAAATGGAATCGGGAGATATATATTTTCCGAAGAATGCAATGTGGATAAGTAATGTACAATCAGAACTATTAAGGTTTCCTGAAGCAGAACACGACGATATTGTTGACTCATTAGCTTATGCAGTTTTAGAAACTAAGAGGCGAAAGACTTTAAAAGCGTGGTAATGTTATGTACAATAGAGACGCAAGGTAGCTTGGTTGTGCCTTTTAGGGTTGCGTCCACAACCTTGCCCTTGCATAAGAGATAGGTAATAATGGCAGAACGAAGAAGCTTTAGAGATATAATTTCTAATATCAGATATACAGATAATAGAACGAGTTACAAAAGAAGTACGGGTTACGATTTTCTTAGAGATGACCCAAATGACAGCGCTTATGGAAGCAACTTATCTTTTATTCAGGGTTACAACACAAGAGCAGGAGATTGGAATGTTGAGGGACTTGGAAACGGTCAATCAAACTCAGCAGTAGTCGCTTGCTTACAAGTCTTAGGTACATCATTCTCAGAAGCAGAACTAAAGGTTTATTTTGAAAATGAAGTAGGAGAACTAGAAGTATTTCCTAAACACCCGCTATCAAATCTATTTAGGAGACCAAATCCTTTTATGAGTGGAGATGTTGTTCAGAATTATCTTATTACAGCAATGCACATCTCAGGAGACGCTTATTTATTAAAACAAAAGAACGAAGCAGGAGAAGTTGTTGCTTTATATCCTCTTATGCCTGAGAATGTTACGCCAAAAGGTTCAGAAGAAACATTAATTGAATATTACTCTTACGAGACAAACAATAAAACAGTTGCACTTGAAAGAGATATGATTGTTCACTTTAGATTAGGTTTAGACCCTAGCAATCATAGAAAAGGTTTCTCGCCATTAAAAACTATTCTAAGAGAGATATACGGAGATGAATCTGCTGGACAGTTAGCAACAGCGTTATTAGCCAATATGGGTGTTCCAAGTTTCTTAGTTACTCCTAAAGACGAATATGGTTTCTCGGAAGAAGAGGGAGAAGCAATCTCTAAGACATTCCAAAGAAAAGTAGCTGGTAAGAATAGAGGTAAGCCATTAGTTCTATCAGGTGGTGTTAATGTAGAGAAGCTTGCATTCAGTCCTAAAGATTTAGAGATAGGTGCTTTAAGAGAAGAGTTTGAGTCTAGGGCTTCTGCTGTTCTTGGTGTTCCTGCTATTCTTGCGGGATTACAAGTTGGATTAAAGAATGCTACTTATGCTAATGCTAAAACCTTAAGAGAGTTCTTTACAGAACAAAAGCTAATACCTTTATGGAATTTAGTTGCGGGAGAGATATCTGCTCAATTGTTACCTGATTATACAGAAGAAGATAAGTTAGTTACTAAGTATGACCTTACTGATGTTAGAGCCTTACAAACAGATACTAATGAGATATACGAAAGAATGAATGTAGCTGTTCAAGGTGGTTGGGCTACTGTTGCTGAAGCAAGGCAGGCAGTTGGATTACCAATAGATACTAACCAAGATGTTTACTTATTAGGTACAGAAAAGGTTATTGTTCCCGCTGATATGTTGAAAGAACAAGAGTTACAAGTAGAAACTCCGCAAGAACAACCAGTACAGAACCCTTTAGCTTCGCAAGAAGAACCTGAGACTTCCTCGCAAGAGAATGCTGAATACAAAGTAATTAAAGAGATAGACGGAGAGTACTGCGTTATATCTGAAAGAACTGGTAGGAATATGGGTTGTTACCCTACTAGGAAGCTTGCTCAGACAAGACTAGACCAAATACATAGATATTCTAATGATAAAGTTGCGCTTGAAAAGGATATCTTTACTACACAAGAAGAAGCAGAGAAAAGAGCTAAAGAGTTAGGTTGTTCAGGTTTTCATACTATGGAACAAGATGATACTACTTACTATATGCCTTGTTCTTCTCACGATAAGTATGAAGAGTTGGTTGAAGATAATGACTCAGGAGAATACTAATACTTCTTTGGCTCGGGATAAATCCCTCGCCAAAAAGAACCCCTTATCTACATCTACACATAAGGAAGTAAACAATCAATCTTCTTCTCTTACTGTCTCTTCTACTACACACTTAGTTGATTCTATTGATTTAGAGGTGGAGGTAGACCAACATAAACATCAATTCTATAAAAAAGGAAAGTACGACGACATAGATTTCTCAATACCTAAAGGCGTTAAGAGACAAGCAGAGAGAGGACTAGGTTGGGTAGGAGAGTATAGAAGAGGTGGTACATCAGTAGGTAGAGGTACTGCTAGGTATCTAATCAATAATACAAAAGCCTCGCCACAAAAGGTTAGACACATTGCTAGATACTTCCCTAGACACGAGGGAGACTTAAACAGTCCTGACGCTAGAAGCGGTAAGATAACTAATGGTGTTATAGCTTGGGCGTTATGGGGTGGTAACGCTGGTAGACGCTGGTCTGAGAAGTTGGTTCGGGCTATGAACAAGAGAGATGAAAAGGCAGAGACAGCAGAGGAACTACTAAGAAGATATCATCTACTCAAGCTACAAGAGACAGAGTACATAGAGAATAGGTTTGAGAGTGTAGAAGTAAAGCAGTCTATCTATAAGAACTATGAAGCTTTGATAAAGAACTGGAACGCTTGGCTTACGAACTACTATGTCAATCTCTTGCGTAATCAAAATAAAAAAATCGTGGAGATACTGCGGGTGGCGAAAAATAGCAATGCGCAAAAAAATTCGTTTTTGAGAACAGGTTCTTTATATCAATTAGATAACTATATAGACGAGAGTACTCAAGAATGGGCATTAGATGTTTATGATATATATACATCAGTAATTACAGACTTTACTTTATTTCAACTAGGTTTACTTCTTCCTGAATCTTTTAAGGGTATTAGTGAGGTTGAGCAAGTAGGGATTTTTAAAGCAAGACGAAAAACAAAACGACAAGTTATCAATGAGGGCTTTTATCCAATTAGAGCAGGTGGGCAGGTTGTAACTCCTTACACTCCAGTTACTAGAAACAGAGAATCTATTGCTTACTTGAACAATAGGTTTGATAAAATTTTTCCTGATATGGCTAAAACGACTAAAGCTAATTTGAATAGAGCAATCAGAAGAGGATTAGATACAGGAAGAGAGTTAGGACTGACTGGGGACGCACTCTTTGATTATGTAAATGCAGAAGTTACAGACACCTTACCGAAAAAACATCTTAAGAGAGCCTCGACTATTGCTAGAACCGAAGCTCAGTCTCTTGCTCAATTTGGACAAGCCAACTTAGTTAAAGAAACTGGCATACCAGTTGTTAAAGAATGGCAATGTTCTTTTGTTAGGTCAAGAGATACACACATTAGAGCTGACGGACAAGAAGTAACACAAGATGAAGATTTTAGAGTTGGTGGTTATCCAGCTAGTTATCCTGCTGACCCTAGACTTCCAGTAGCAGAAGTAGCTAACTGTAATTGTAATGTGATTTACAAAACCCGTAGGTTGTAAGTAACGACCCAAAAAAATTTTTTTTACTTCGTAAAATAATCTTTGATTTGCATAA